TTTACCATCACGATAGAGATAATTATATAGTTCGCCATCTCCACGACAAATCTCTAATGTGTTATCAAGGAATGTTAACCATTCTGTCCAAAATTTAGAATTACCAATGTAGTAATTGCAAGTAGCAAAATCATCAGACTTATAAACTAATTCTTCAGCCTTCTCGGTGATACCAATTTTTGGAAATAAACGATTTGCAAACTTCAACATACCAGGATGCCATTGGTCACCTTGCACCCAAAGATTAACATAGTTTGCTGTGACCTCTAAACTTGGATCCATGTGATACAAATCATAATCAGGATTGGCCAAAATCCAATCACGAAACTCTGAAGCAGGCAACTCTGTCTTTTGCATCCAACGCCATGATAAAAGTCCCCAATACGCATCGGTACCTTTGTGTTTCTCTAATAGATTTTTCCACATGGGGTATTCCCGCAACTCAGGCTTAACATTTTCGGTATTATCATACGGGGTAAATGTAGAATCTAAAAGAGGCAACTGATTGTTATCATAGTATGCCTGATACAAAATCAAATTCATTTCACCATGTCCTCAATGATAGCCTTCATATCATAGTTTGGAGCGTATCCTAATGATTTTAATTTATCAGATAGCATCCACATACTACGAACTTGTACCGTGCGATGGAACTGCGGAATTTCAATTGGTACTAATTTGCCTTCCCCACCAATTAATTCTTTGGCATACTCAATCATGTCCTTAAACAGTAATGGTTGCCCATTGCCCACATTGTAGGTAGTATTAACTTCGCCTGTTTCCATAATGAGTTTGATTGCCCTAGCAACATCACTTACATGAATATAATCACGGTAAAGGTTACCACCATCATATACATTCACATCACGGCCTGCCTTCAATTCATTAATCATATGTTGAAGTGCGTTCTTTTGTGGTGAAGCCTTCTTATCACCATAACCTGCCACATTGGCAAGACGGAGAATACGATACTTGATACCAAAGGTTTCACAATAAGAGATTAGTAGTTGCTCTGCACATCTTTTGGTAATAGAATAGAATCCATTTGGATAGCAATTAGATTCTTCGTGTGCAGGCATCTCCGTTTCACCATAGACAAACCATGAACTGATAAAGTTAAAGACATAACCATCTTCAGCCTGCAACATATTATTCTTAATTTGTTCCAACACTTTCATTAGTGTTGTTAGATTGGTGTCAATGTCAATATACGGGTTGGTTTTTACATGATAATTTGTTACTGTTGAAATCATGTAGAGAATATTCTTTTCTTTAACAGAATAATCATCACGAGCATTCACTATACAACCTGGATTCTGTCTAGTAAACTCTGAACCAACAAAGCCTGAACCACCAAATACTTGAATTTTCATAGTGCTTGTTTTAACTTTTCAATTTCATTATCTGTGAGATGCATATCAAAATTGGAATAATTAATTACTTTTTTGGTTGTTGAATCTAAAATTTCTCGTCTAAACCTAATTCTTGTCAAATTCGCTGGGTTTCTAGCCCATTCTTTTTCAATAATTAAATTACAATCATTTTCGTTTTTAAGTAACATTTTTAATCACCTTTTCAATATATTCAAATACTGCATCATTCCAAAACGGAGGACAACCCAACAAAAATACATGAGATAATGCTTTGTTTGCCAATGGATATTTACTTGAATCATCTAAGTGTTTGAAACCTGGATGTAATAAGATATTACCAGCAAAATAGTTTCGTGTCTGAATCTTATTGGCTTCAAAGTGTGCAACTAAAGCCTCTTTCTGTTTTTGTGTTTCGCAGATAATTGGCACACCAAACCAAGATGGGTCTGCCTTATCTAACTTATCAGCAATACGAACATTCAAATGTTTCGTTAAAAGTTTAGATAATCTCTCTTTGTGTTCTTTGCGTTTCTGGTCAATGTAATCAACTTTTTCTAGTTGTGCTATACCAATTGCACCTTGCATATCAAGTGGCTTCAAATTGTAACCTGCATAAGCAAAGATATATTTGTGGTCAATAATGCCATCATAATCTGGCAACCACTTATCAAACCTATTACCACAAGTTCCACATGGTAACATATTGTTTGATCCAACACAATAACAATCACGACCCCACCAAGAAATGGAACGAGCAATGTCAATTAGTTTTTCATCATTAGATGAAATCATACCGCCTTCACCTGTTGACATATGGTGTGCAGGATAGAATGATGTTGACCAGCAGTAATACAAATCAGTAATCAGATTACCATTCCATTTTGTGCCTAGTGAATCACAGTTGTCACCAATCAATACGATATTGTTTCTGTAACAGATATCATGGATTCTATCCATGTCAGGCGGATTCGCCAACACAGGAGAAACAATAATCGCTTTGGTCTTTGATGTAATCTTTTGTTCAATTAAATCTACATTGAAATTCAATGTATCAAACTCAATATCAATGAATACTGGCTTAAGATTGTTCTGCATGAGTGGTGCAATTGTAGTTGGAAATCCAACTGGTGATACAATGACTTCATCACCATCTTGCCAATTCAAATGCTTCTTCACGGCTGCAATCATTACCAAATTGGCAGATGAACCAGAATTAACCATGTGAGATTGTTTTACATTGTATTTCTTTGAGAACTTGATTTGAAATTGTTCAACTCTTTCACCTGCTGGTAACCATTTACCTGTTAGGAACGATTTTAGACCAGCAGCAAACTCTTTTTCGTCCCACATTTGGCCAGAATACATTACATAATCTTCGCCAGGTTTGAAGTTAGAATAGTCTTGTTGATACTTCGGTTTAGCCTGTTTGGCTATTTCTTCAATTAATTTATCATCAATCATTAATATGCTTCCAATTGTCCATTTCCAGCCAATACTCCTTGGCAATACAAAGTTTCAAACTCTACTGAAAAACCTTTATCAATATTACCATAGTGTGCGTGTTCTGTATCTACACCATGTTGATTTATTGTTTGATAAATCGCTGGTAAAGTATTCAAATAATTATCAAACAATGATATACAGAATGAATACATTCTAGTTATGTATAAGTGGTCACAACCAGATTCTAATTGTTTCTGTGGTGGCAACCAAGATGGCATTGCTTTCTTAAACACATACTTACCATATTGATTATCATATGCCTTTGGGTCATAACCTTCAAGCATATTGGTTCTACCTGATAACTTAAATACTCTACGAACACCAGCCATCATCTTCTGTAATTCAGGATGTTGTTTAATAATAATTAGTGTCTTAAACAATAGAGTAACTTCTGCTTGTGATTTAAGACCTGCATTTGCAAGTGCCATCAAATCTTCATCACCAAATAAACTAATACTTCTGTCAGCAAACTTAACTAATTGGAATGTGGTTGCTTCGTCAATTGGTTTGGATGAGGCATCTACCAAGAAGATGAGAGCGTTAGGTGCGGCCTTGCGTAAAGATTTCAAGCCTTCAATAGTTTGTTTTAATCTTGTTTCATCATCAATAACACCAATGCTCGTTCTCAGAGCCGATGTTACAATAAACAAATCAGTATTCGGTATAATCATTTGTGCCATTCTGTATCAGGAAACATCTTAATTGTTTTATATTCAATATTGAATTTACTCTCACAAACAAAATCAATTACCTTTACGAGTTCAATAGGTGAAATTGCTTTACTTACATCACCACAAGGATAAGGTATATCTCTACTCCACAATGGTGTATCAATACCACCAGGATGAATACTTGTTACTTTGATTCCTCTTGGTCGTAATTCTTCACCAAGAACACCAGCAAATCCTGTAAGGCCATGCTTTGAAGCACAGTATGCGGATTGGTTCTCTAGTTCTTCAAGACCTGCAACTGAATTAATGAAAAAGATACGGCTGCCTTTTTCCATTTTCTGTAATGCAAACTTAGTAACATACATGGCACCCTTGAGATTAATATCAATCATATCATCAATTTCATCCAAAGTGGTGGTTGAAAATGATTTCATCTTAAACACGGCAGCATTGTTTATTAGAACATCAATGTTATCAATTTGTTCAAATATATCATACATCTCATAGCAGCTAGTAACATCAACTTGAAAATGTTTGTAGTTTGGAAATTGAAATATAGATTCACCACGAGCAAAACCAATTACATTCCAACCTTTCTCAATGTAATGATATGCAATCGTAGCACCAACACCACTTGTAGTGCCAGTAATTAATATAGTTTTATTCATTCTTTAGTTTTTCAAATAATTCAACAGAAGCTTTTATCTCATCATCAGTAACATCATTTAACATCTTATAGTTACCAATACCAACAGGAACAGGTAAGTATTGATTACCGTTCCTATGCTTCATTGTATCAGATAATGATTTTTTAAGCAAGTCAAAATTACAAAAATCTTTATGAAATGTTGGTAATTTTAGGTTGTTTGCCGTTTGAAAGATTCTTTCTAGTGTTGGCATATCAATGTAGCCACGAACCTGAGATAGGCAAGAACTAAAAAGGCAATCTAATACAACGGCT